AATCCTTGTGCTCTATATTTTGTAGAAGCAAATGATTCATTGTTTTCACTTGTTCTAAAGTTTGATTGTGAGTCAGTAATTTTAAATACTCTTTCTCCACATCTCCATTTTGGATTACCACTTACAGACGGATCTGGAATAGCAAATGTTCCTGAAAGTGAACCATTAGCATCAGATGTTAATTGTCCACCAAGTGTTCCTTCAGTATTTGTAACATATGCATCAACACTTACTTCTTCAAAATAAGCATAATGTTTAGATAAAGGTTTTAACCCCGTTACTGTAAATGAAATTGTTTTAGACCTAATATAAGGTACATATGACAAATCAACAAGTCTTTCTCCAAATGATTGTTGAACTACTTGTGATGATAATTCTCTTTTTAATCCTGAACGTGTAGCACTACCTGTTCTTCCTTCTTTAACAGTTGTTTGATTACCACTAGATGTTTTTTCTACAAATGTACCTGTCCAGTTATTTTGCCATTCATTCCATACTGTTCCTGTTCGGTGAGATGGATTTGGAATATCTTTAATACTATTATAAAGTAAATCATTATTTACAACTAAATCTGGAGATGTTTTTGTATCTTTCCATTCATCAAATTCAGGTGTGAGTTTCATATTTCCAACATAAGTGAAAACATTAAATGGATTTACATTTGTAGTTGTTGTGGCACTTAAATTTGAAACTAATTCTACTTCTGTATAAGGTAAGGTAATTAAGTCACCTGTTTTTTGATAACCAGCAGTTGTTCTAGCTGTATCATTTGTTGCTGTTTCTGTTAAAGAAACTTGATCTGTAAAACATCTTGGTCTTACAACACCATTTTCTAAATCCATAGAACATTGATAATCTGAATTTGTAGTATCTCCTACATTATGACCTTTAAAAGTATCTACTAAAAATCCATTTTTAAATCTGTTAAAACCATTAGCGTCTTGTATTTCTAAATTTAAAGTTTCTTGTTCTAATAAAGATAAACTTGTATAATACTCTAAATTTTTAATTCTACTTTCTAACTTACCAATATCTCTCATTGTATATCTTCTATTATCTACAGGAATGACTGTAACATCACTTGTACTAAAAGTATATGCAGGCAATCTTAAATAACATAGAATAATAGAGTTATCAATTGTATCAGGTCTTTGAGGATCAACAGCCGAAGCACCTCTTGCTTGTTTAAACTGGCCATTTGTCGTCATATAGATTGCGTCTATACGAGAGAGATAAAATTCAAAATCTGCTCTAAAATTTGATCCTGGTTTTGGAATATCTACTGAAACAGCATTCGTACTAGTAAAGTTTTTAGCACCTGTTGCATCTTTATCATTGTATCCTATAACATTACTATCATCTGCAACTCTTGGTCTAAAATCAACACACTCTCTTAACTCTAATGTTTCTTCTTTATTTTCAGATTTAAATGTAGGAATATTTGTATAATCAATTGCATAACTATCTACACTAAAATAATCTCCAGCGCCGTGTGTAAAGTAATCAAAATTAATTAATAATTGTCCAGTAGGTACTTGAGCACCTGACTTTAATTTAAGTCTACCTAAATCATAAAAATTATCTCTTTGACCATTGTCCAAATCAAATCTATCAGTTATGTCTGTATGTGAAGTAGTAGCAGCAGTTGCAAAATCTGGAGACATATAAACAGAATTTAATTGATAAATGTCTGCCTTACCTAAAGATATTATTGAATTTGTTGCTGTTGCTTCTGTAGTGATACTTGTTGTAGCGCCTGAAACTAAAGTTTTTGATTTTTCTCCCGCAACATTTCTAACTATTGTTGCTGTAAATTTAACTTCAGAGTTTCCATAGTTTGAACCCAAGTCAATAGTTAACTGATCTGAATCACCTGATAATGAAAATATTGTATCACCTTCGTGGTTAGTTCCAGATAAAGAAGTTATTTCACCAACTTCACCTGCTGATGAACCAGCAGTAATATGCATTAACGCATAGTCACCTGAAGATAACGAAGCAAAAGTTTCATTTGAACCTGCATTAAAGATACCAATACCATCACCTGTTAGAGTTGTAACAAATTGTCTTCTAACTGTAAATGATGTATCTGTTAATCCGTTGTTTGTAGCTGTCTTTAAAGTTTTAATAACTTTTTCTGGTAATCTATAAACTAAAGTATTGTTAGTTGTTTGATTTAATTTTGTTCTTCTTCTTTCGACTGGTGAAGCTGTTGTAACATCAGCACTACCTACAGCGGCAGATAATGTTAAACTTGTATCACTTACAATTGCTAATACCGTAGCAGTTAATTCTTCTCCAGTATTATCAGTAAATACAATTGTGTCCCCACTTATTAATTCTGTTGTAAATTTTGTTCCTTGACCAATAACATCAGCACTACTATTTGCTACACTAATAGTTCCTGTTAAAGTATATTGTGAATCATCTGTTGAAGATGTTGCATTACTTGTTAATACTGTATCTGCTGTAAACGCTGGTGTATTAGCTTGATAAATTTGTTTTACGTTTTTGAAATCATATTCAATAACAGATTTAAAATAGTTTGTATCTGTAGTTATGACTGCTGTATTACTTGAAGTAGCACCTGTAATTGTATCACCAGCGGTAAAAGTTCCACTTTTGTTTGATATAACTACAATACCATTTTGAGCTGTTCCACCTGAAGTGTAAGAACTAAATCCTGAAGCGTCAATATCAATTGTAAATTCGCTAGCGCCTGTAACCACAATTTCATAAGTATTACCATTTACTTCAGTCATACCACCAACGCTGTCAAAAGTAATATTTTGACCAGTAGATAAATTATGAGCCGAACTTGTAGTAACAGTTAATGTGTTTGGTGATGATGACACCATATTTGAAATAGCAGCTGTAACTGAAGTCGAAGCGGCCTCTACAATACCACTTGCGCCTGTTTCATTTGTTATAGTTTCACCTGTTGTAAGTGAATGTGCTAATTTTGTTCTTAAATGTGTAAATGCTGTAATATTAAATAAACCTAATTTATAATTTGATGTAGTATTAGATGATGACGCACCAACTGTACCTGAATTATATTCAAAAAATCTAGGATGTGCTACACCTATTTGATGTATGTCTGTACCTACACCACTATTTGCTGAACCACGTGATGAAGTTGCTTCTTTATATAAAGATACTTCTTTATAAGCTTCTGTATCACCAGCAACTGTATCTACATCTGGCGATCCATATATGTTTGAAACTTCTACAAAATTACCTAACGCTAATCCAGTTGTAGAATTATTAACTGTTTTAAAATCTCTGGACTTATCTATTGTAACATATTTTGTGGCTATAGTTTCTAACTCATAACCTTGAACATATGCTTTACCTGATCCTAATCCTATAGCCAATCTTGCTTTTGATTCATCAGCAGTTAAATCAAATTCATAACGTGGATCTGATACTGATCCTACTTTTGTTGTATCTGGTCTGTAAATACCTCTTTCAAATTGAGATAAAGTTGAGTCAAAGTGATGTTCTCTAACATCAATGTCAAAGTTTCTTACAACATAGTTTCCTGATTCATCAAATGTTCTACGAGCAAGTGTGTCAGCAATTAAACTGTAATCTGTTTTTATAACTTTTGTAATTAAGTTACCATTATCAACTCTTAATAATTCTATAAAATCATCATCTTCCGTAGATGTTAATTCTTTTTTAGCAAGTGTTAATGTAATTTTAAATCTATGAGCACCAGGTGCATTTACATTTGAAGAACCTTGAGCATTATCGTTTAATGTTGTATCATCTGAAGGTGTAATTAAACTTTCTGTAATTGTAAATCCAACTTTAAAACTTGGGTTTACGAAATATGGTTCTAATACTAAAGTTTGTGCTTCGTTTTGTACAAAAAATCCATTTACGTAATAAATTCCAGCTTCCACTCTCACAGCAGATCCAGTACCTACAGCATTTGAGTCAATAGGTAATGCAACGCCATCTGTACCTACTGTAGCAGTTTCACCACCATCTCCTGTTAAAGTTTCTGTACTAACAAATCTATTAATAACTCCAGCACTAGCACCTGTACTTGCTGTTTTTGTATAATTAACAAATAATGTTGCAGCTTCTGTATCAGTAGCAGCAGTTGCATTTATAACTTCAGCAACAACACCATTTGTGTCACCTGTAAAAATTGTACCAATTAAATCAGATACATTTGAAGTTGAAAATGCTGAAAGTTTAACGAAATGATAAGTGTTTATATATTGTATTTCACCAGGAATGATTTGAGCGCCATCTTTAAATATATGATCTCCAAATCTTTTAATTTGATTTTGAAGTATAGATTGTATTTGAGTTAATTCTCTTGCTTGAACAGCAAACCCTGGACGAAATAAAACTTTATGAAATCTTTTTGACTCTAAATAATCATCAAAATATGGACTAATATTAAAATCAGTTTTTGTGGCCATTTCTATCCTTATGTATGTTAAAACTCAATAATAAGTTTAACGTTTTCGGTTTGATCTGAAGCTCTTGTTATAGGCGATCTATTTTCAACATAAATTACATCACCTGTATCAGCATCAATCTCTGAACTAGAATATCCTGAAGTAAATGAAACACTATCAACTGTTGTTGTTGAAGTTGATGGTGTTGCTGTTACACTTGAACTTTGTCCTGTGATTGTGTTAGTACCAGAAAACGCTGTTAAATCACCATTACTATCTACACCGTGATCGTTAAATCTTGTTTGTACATAGTATAAAATATTGTTTGAACTATCCCATTCTACTACTTTACCTACAGCGCCAGTTGTCGCTTGGTTGATTTCTTCATCAACTGTAAAGTCACCAGATGGAGATGTTACTAATACTGCTTTTGTACCTCTTAAAGTTACTGCCGTTGCAGCAGATCCACCTGAGTCAGGATCTCTCATCAACATTACTCGTCTAAAATCATTTGCTGTTGTAAAGTCACCAGAGTTTGAAGCCTCTCCCGCTTCAAAGTTAGTATTTAACATTACATAGAAACCACCTAATTCT